GTCGTATACTCCGCAATGCCACCATGATCGGGATTATTCGTTAAGAATAAATCTCTCTTGGAGACAGAACGAAGTCTACGCCTTAGTGTCTGGTACGTTGTCACCGCAGCCTCTTCATATCCAGCTTTGCGTAAACGCATTGCTATGTCTGAGAGAGACTGTAGATCTACCAGGTATTCGGCATCAACTGTAGTCTTCCAACGAACTGGGGTGACATTGACACCATTAAAGGCGTCAACACCACAGAATTCGCGAAAGGCTCCTCGCCAAAAGGATTTTGTCCTATTGACGAGCAATCCGAATGATTCGAGGTCGTTTATGACTTCCTCGGCACACTCGGAAGGTATGATGATGTCATCACCGAATACAAAGACAGCACCGGGTTGATGAAACCCTTGGCGCTGCAGTGAAGCTACACATATAGCCCAGAAGACTAAACTCTGTACTGGAAACGTAGTTGCGTTCCCCATAGGAGCGTAGCTATGTAAATCCTCAGTATAGTCCTTTTGTGAACCATACCTTGGTATTACAAACTTCTGAGCCCGACAACACCCGAAATACTTGTACTTTGATCCGAAAAGGATTTGTACAAGCGGTTCGGAGATGCGATCAGATGCTTCCTTCATATCGATCGTGGCATAGCGCCTAGACCGAGACGAACAGAGAGCAATAGATCCATTAGACGTCTGGTCATCAAACTGGATTCGGCCTTTCGGCCAAGGACCAGGTGATGATCTAAAGAGAGATATCGATCTCTCTAGCTCTCGACGCACGGCCTGCTGGACCCAAATGGCCTCAGCAGGATGTACGCATATCAGGCGAGGCCCACGGCTGTCCTTCGGGACAGCTATGAGCTTTGCTTTGATAATGTCGTGTTCTTCAAGACTATCATAGTAACTGAGATGATCCCTGTTTTGACGCAGGGAATACCAGTCACTATACGGAAACACTGTCTCTATAGTAGAGTACAAGTGCTGCCACCGATCCTTATCAGTGGTAACCGCACCGGGTCCATGCGAAGGGTAATACGGGAGGAAGCCATAATGGTCTTCTTTCTCGTGTTTTACTTTCTTCGTACGAAACCGGTATAGAACTGATTGAACGTGTCGACGAGCATTGTCAAGTAATGCTGGGCTGACTCTCGCGAGATCAGACCCAAAATTACCAACAATAAGATTAGTTTCCAAGAAGGCTCGGAAACTTTTCTCGGTCGTCTTGTTGTCATGTGTAACTGAGGCCTTGTAGCAGAACAGTAGAAGCTGGCGCAGATATCGCATAGATAAGGGATCCACTAAGGAACCCTTTGCGAGTCTCCGTAACCATACGGGGACAATATCAAGATCGAGATTACTCCCGGTCTCAACGCATCCCAGTATATACTTCTCTAGCTTAGGTGCCTCATGGAGACACCACTGTAGCCCTTCATAAGATCCTCGTATTTCAGAGTATCCTGTGAGATTAGCTACGTCTGCTAGCAGGCTAACATATGTGTGTTCTATAACATGCATATACATGGAGTACCATTAAGCCTGACCATTCTTATTGCAAAGCATGCTCCACTACAAAATGGAAACATGCCTCGCTACCCGTCCTCACGATTAGTTACTTCTCGTTGTTGAGGATGTCCTCGATGTGATCGGCATCTGCTACGATGGCCCGGAAAGTTGCAACCAAAGTTGCAACGTTACCGGAAGTCTCAGTAGACGGAATGCCAAACGTGAACTGTGCGAAGGTATTAATCTTCACATTGTTCGCGTCTAAGACCACACGGTCCACTCGACAAGTATAACGTCGCCCGGGAACTTTGTTCACGGAATCGACATAGTCTTGCGAGCGGATAGTCATGACGTCTGGGGTATTAATTCCCCTCGCCGTTGACTGACGTTTCGACTCTTCAGCTAGGTCATAAGACTTTG